ATATATGCACACATTCAAGAACGTCGCCAGCCGATGTTGTATAGTTCGCGGCGCCCGGCAAGATCAATGTTGTTGCGTTATGCGTAATTGTGACAGCCCCAGCAAACACAGCCCAGATATGTTTACGGGATAACGACGCGGGGGTGCCAAATGACGTGATACCCGTTGTTCCAGTGATTGTCACAAAATCGCTATCAGCCGCACCTATAGCAGTTGTGGCCGCAGACGCAATGTTCGTACCCAACGAAGATAACACTGAACGATTTAACCAGCTCCCAGCGTTGTATGTCATCACATCACCGTTTTGTGGCGATGTTAAAGATACGTTTATATCGGCCCCTAAAGAAGCCAACGTCACAGCAGACGGGACACCATTTGCGTCAAAAGAAAGTAACGCATTAGCACGCGCAACACTATTTGGTATCTCTCCACGGGATGCCGACGGGTCTGTCGCTGGGAATTTTAAAGCACGGCCAACTTCCGCGCTTATGTGCTGGTTGGCAAGAACATTCTTATCCAACGCTTCTTCAACATCATCAGCAAATAAAGGATCATTATCAACAAAGTTTGTACCCTGCAATAAGTCAGGAATATATTGTATAACACCACGGTACAAAGCAGATGGTGCGGTTGTGAATGTCACAGTACCACCAGCACCCGATCCCCCCGATACAGTATAATCAACACCAAGCGTTTGTGTTGTTGGAACCCCTGTTGAAATCAACACAAGTTGAACCAACAAGTCAGTGTTATTATAAAATGTATATGGAAAAGGTATAGCGGTTGCAACACCGTTTCCCGTAAATGTGACTGGTTGATAAACTGTAGAAACGGTCATGATTCACCCCGAATAAATAATACCATATAGCGTTTAATTAAACAACATTCTTTCACTTGGCGGAGGAACATTTGGTAAATAATTGTTACCATATTTTTCATATCTTTTTTGTTCCGCACGAGACAACGCGCCCGGTGAAACATACTCTGTCACTTGGTTCAAGAACATGTAATCAACAACAGGTTTGATCATAAAATGATTAGCAAAGGGAACGTTACCTTTGATCAATTTTAAAGTATCGTCAACTGATTTTTGAGGCTCTAAGCCGTAAGCATCGTTGACAATCTGGCTTATCGTAGCAATGTTTTCAGCAGTAGGCCCAAGTGTTTTTACAAACGCGTCTTTACCGCTGTTGGCTTCACCAACAGAATATATAAGATCCCCATAGAAACCTAACCCACCCCCTCTGACCATACTCTCTATAAGCAGTTCAGTCGTCATAGGTTTAGGCTCTCTACCATTACGTAATTCCCCGAGCTGCACCAACGCGTAACCGCCTGCTGTCATCGCCATGATGATGCCAAAACCATTCATTAACATTGCAGAAGGTGTGTCGTTTGACATAGCTTGGCGACGCAAGACACGTTGCATATAAGCAAGCGGCCACCCTTTGAATGTTGCAAGTTGTCTAGCAGTTACGTTGCCAGCAGTCCCACGTTTACTCCCCGCATACATCCATGCACGTAGACGGTCGTCCGCGCCTAAAATAGAATAACTTTGTTGGTCATTAACAACGTTTTTGAATTTATCAATAACGTTTCGAGCTAACCGTTCGCGTTGGAAAGGTGTGTCTTTGTAACCTTTTGATACGGTGTAATCGCTTAACAAAGGTGAGTTTAGTAACCCCTCTAAATCAAGAACAGAATCGTTTTCAAATTTCTTAACAGACGTACGTACAAACTCCCATTCGTCAGGTGTTACCCCATACCAAGACATAATGCGTTTGTGGCCATCAGGCAACTTATCATAACTTAAACCTGCGTCGTTTCCAAGTTTACGAGCAACTCCAATTGAGGCTTCGACTCGAAAATGATCGTCAAGATAGGTTTGACCTGTCCATTTGAAAAAGAAATTTTGTAGTCTTTCGGAGCCAACTTCAATTTTATTTGAGGGTGTTATTGAATCTGAAAACCTAGGGTTGATTTGGTTCAACATATAACTGGTTGTCATTTGTAATTCAGCAATAAAATCTTGAACTTCCGGTGCGTCTAAATTACGGGATAACCCTTTCAAAAAGTTTCCGTACCCTGTGAAGAAAGAAGAAACAGACCGATCAAAGAACGACATATTTAATGCGTGCGTTATCGGGTCACCAACCAAAGACGCAAGGGTCGCGCCGCCAAGTTTTGCAGTTCTGTTCAAGACACTTAATGAACTATCAACCGTAGCAGCGATCTCGTTACCAGCAATGTTGTTTTCACCCGTCAATTGAGGAATGCCGTTTGAATTAAGGTATTGCTTTGTATTGTTCAACTTCTTGGCGAGTTCGTCTTTACCTTCTTTATTAAGTTTATCCAACTTTTTACGAATCGCGTTATCAATATTCATGCGAAAGTTTGGGCCAAGCGCGGTTTGCAAACCAATCTTACGCCCTGTCTGCATTAAATTACTAAAAACATCATCAGCTAAAGACGCGTTACCAAACAACTCCGCGTATTCGATCTCATCTTCAACAGTCTTGAAATGTATTTTACGGTTTTTAGACAATGACTTGGCGATAGATTGAAAACCAGACAACCCTTTACCGGGGTCATCAAATTTAACTTGGTCAGCAACATGCGCCCCAGAGGAAAATTCAGACCATTGCTGCAATAGTTCTTCTTGTAGTCTGGCTTCCGAAAATGTCGAGCGTGAAAAATCTAGACGCTCCTTCATGAACTTAATCCACGCGTCTTTGTTTGCTTTGATCTTGGATGGATTATGCCCTTGAGTTGTTACATAACCTTGCAATTCACCAATCATCGCTCCAGTACTATTAGCGTCTTTACGCAATATCTTATTAACAGTTTGGATATGTTTGGCAACCGCGACCGCGTCTTTGTTTAAATGATCAACACTCATATTTTGATCCATTAACATTGCTGCGCGTCGAATATCACCATCAAACTTACCTGATTTTAGGATACCCATTAAGCGGTCTTTAATAAGCAACTTACGCAAGTTTGCAACATATTTATTTTTATAAAGATCAACGCGCCCGGCAGCATGGTTGCGTGCACCAAATCTTTCATTTTGTGCACCAAACAAATACGCCATTATCCCTTCTGCTGGGTCATCGGCGAACGATCCATCCATGATCTCCATCATTTGGGCTTGAACAAGAATATTACGATAAGCGTTGACTTGTTGGTGTTTATTCGCAATATCCAACAACCTTTCGTATTCATCAAGTTCCATCATAACGGCTTTATTAGAATCAATGTCGCGCTTCTTCATAGCGCGTTCGATCATTTCGTCAACACTTTTTTCAACAGCTTCTTTATCGGCCTTACTTAAGTTCTTAAACTTACTGTTGTTAAGATCAATTTTGCAATAATCAGAAACCATTTTTCACCATACATTCTGCGATCTCACGCGTTGCTGTCTTAACAGTTTGAATATCAATTTCAGGTTCGTCAACTTCTAACTCAATGCCTGTTCGCTCTTTGTATCGCTTAACTTCGTCTTTGAACGAAGTTAAAATATCATCCATTTGCCTAGACATATCGTCTAACGTTTCAACGTCTTTAACTGACTTAGCTTCTAATGTAATCTCGTTGGCTTTACGCTCAAGATCTTCTAACACACGATTGTTTGACGACAACATAAAGTCACGGGCTTGGTCTTGCTTTAACTTCGCGTCGTTCTCCATTTCAAGACGTTTTAACAATTTACGTTGGTTTAAGTCAGCAGTTAGACCTTGAACATCTGCTTCCAGACTTTGCAGACGGGTCTGTTGTGCTTCAAATTCTGCGCGTTTAACAGCGACATCATTTACTGACTTATCGTATTCTAGTTTTAATTTTCCGTCATGTCGGGTGTTAAGTTCTTCGGCCTCACGGTTTAATTTTTTAAGGATGCGTTGGTCTTTTGTTGAAGACGCGTCTATCATCAATTGTTTATATTTGGCGTAATCCCGCGCTTCTTTTTTTAGCGCGGGGTTTGTAGGTTCAGTTAAAGCGCGGTCGTATTTAGTGGGTTCTGGTTTAATAGGTTCAAAACCCTTTTCGACTTGAACCCGCAGTGTTTCAACCTCATTAACAAGATCCTGATATTTAACTGCAAACTCCGGATCATCCGTAAAGATGCGGCCTTGTATAACATCATCAGTAAGGCGGTTTAATTTAATTAACCCACCAGGCTCATTGATTATATTACGAAGTTCAGGGTTTTGTATTAAGTCATCAAAAGAATGACCTGTGTTTTTTAAATAGGTGCTGTTCATCAAATCAGACACATCTAAACGGCCAGTTGTTTCAAGCTGAGCCGCTGCTGTGTTTAATATTTTAATTTCGTCTTCTGGGGATAACGCAGACGGTATGCCACCTAGTTTACGTGCTTTAAAGCTATCAGCTATAAACCCACCTGCTGAACCAAGTACACCACCTGCGGCACCAGAAAAAGCTACGTTTGTAAAACTATCATAAATATCGTAGTCGTCGCCACTGTCCGTTGCGCCCATAGCGTACAATGGTTCGATTGCCGCAGCAGAAATCGCGCCTTCTTTAAAACCCATGACGCCCCGCGCGGCAAGGCGTTCTGTCATTGTTGCGCCTTTGACTGCTGTACCAGCAACGCGTCCAATAGGAACCACCATTGAAGCAATCTCAAGAGGATCACTTGCAATTGCACCTAACCAAGAGCCGACACCATTTAAATAACTTGACGTTGTACCTGCACCACGGTCTAATTGTGTCTGGATTTCACGGAGTTCTTTTTGGCGTTGGATTTGATAAGTCAGACGATCACGGTCAACAGACCCATCTGTGTACTGCGTAAAATCTAGACCAGGTACACCTGATAATTCGGCCTCTTTTCTTGCGTCCTCATAAGATACCTTGTCTCCACTTGTTACAAATGACCCCGCAAGAACACCTGTCAACGCAGTCTTTTCACCAAGTTCATAGCTTAAACGTGAGTAATCAGCATCAAGTAACGGGGTGTCTAACGCCGACTCAAATGTGTCTTGGACTTGTGTAGGTGAACCTAGGAAATAATTGGAGGGCATTATTCATCCGTCATAAAAAGTTTACCAAATGTCGGAGCATAGTTTCTTCCACCACGTTCGCGTAAGTCTTTTAATTTTACATCTTGAGTCAACCGTTGCGCTTCATTGAATGGAATCTTATACGCGGTTCCATCTTTACGGCGGACAGGTTGATCTGTGCCGGGCCAGTATAATACAAGCGCATCATCAGACGGGGAGTTTTTAAACTTCAAAGGAAGTTGTTTTAAATAGTTAAAGTCAACAACGGTGTCACCTTCGATTAGCGGCGCGATGTCTTTACCATCGTACTGTTGAACAATACGCGTCGATCCTGTGTAAATGTCACGAGGGGAAATACCTTGAGCAATTGGGAATATGTTTCCGTTATATGTTTCAAACCGACCAGACAATAAAGACCTTAAATTCGTCGAGTCATTTGCAGGCTTACCATCATGTTTATTAAGCAACATTGCCGCGTCTAACATTGTATTGGCTTGGTAAATCATACCATTATCACGCATTGTTGACACAAGCGACGACACATTTGACATTGCGGTTGACCGTTCAGCTTCTGTTATCTTATATAAATCAGGTGTCATGTTGCGTGAATTAACCGCGTCAACCAAACGCCGACCTGTTTCAGGATCAAGCATTGGTACAACAGCGAGAGGTTTTAACGCTTCATTTGTACTTGCAATCTGCTGCATAACACGCGGGAAAGCGTTACCATATTGCTGGCGCAACTGGAATATTGTTTGCACAGCTTGTGTCGAACCTTTTTCGGTGCGTAAAGCGTCCCCTAAGACTTGAGCAACTTGTTGCGCTTCTGCTTTAGGTAGGTAGTTATAATTAGAGACCTTCATCACACTCGCAAAGTTATCAATTGCGTTTATATAATTTTGGTTAGCTTCCGCGATCTGTGCTTCTGAAACATTTGGATCGTTCATTAACCCCTGGCGCACGGCGTACGCTTGCTCAACCATCGGGCTTTTTGTTTGAGCAACACCTGGTAAATCCTCTTGTAACGCTTTGCGTTGGTTAGCGAACACCTGTTGTGTTTTCTGCATACGCGATCCTAACTCATTTTTTAAAGCTGGGTCAGATTCGGCGTCATATTGAGTTTGTAAATTTTCCATAGCAGCAAGATAATTACTTGGACCCTGAGTATAATAATCATTAGCCATTTGGCTTGTTTCAATATCGTTGTTCAACATCACTTGCAATTTAGACGCTTGTTCAGGATCGTAACCATTGATTTTGTCAATCATTGACTGCGCGTTTGTGATAGCGTCTGGACCTAAGTCGCCTTGCATAGCAAGAATTGAACTATTATCGAGAGCCTTCACAACACCTGTCTCTAATCCAGCTTTTGCATTTATTGAATACTGTTGAAATCTTTCAACGGTGTTTGCAAATTGGCTAGGGGCTGTGTCAATATTTAGATTTTTCGCTTGTTCTAAAAGATCATCCATATTAGGGTTCTTTGAGGACACTCTTAGCTGCGCCCGTTTATCAAGAGAAGTGTTCATAAGTGTAGATATAGCCTCTACTTTCATATCTTGCGGAAGCATTGCTAATTGTTTATCTAAATTAGATGACATCTGTACAACTTCATCTTCCGACTTGGCGGACAAGATGGGCGCAGATAGCGTGTTTATCGTCGAGTTATAATTCTGCCGGATACCTTTTGCGATTGCAGCCGATTCATAACTCTGAACTTGGGGCAACAAACTATTTTGTAAATCAAGTAAACTGTTGTCCAGTTCCATCTGGCCGACACCTTCTTCCATTGTGGCGTTCGTGTCGGCTGCCCATTTACTGTAGTCTTCCATAAACTTTGTGGTCATCCCTTTACCGGACATTTCGCCGCGTTCTACTGCGTCTTTACGCTCTTGTAACGTGAGCATCCATTGTTGGCGGCCCTGGGCAACTTTATTTGCGATTTCAAACTTCTCCGCAATGCGGCGATTTTCTTCTAATTTATTAGCATACTTTTCAGCCGCAGCACCGAGTGGTGCAACGTTGAAACCAAACGCCCCCGTGTCAGCTTGCGCGGTCGAGCGCCCTTGTGGAGCCGATAAAGAACCTTCATAAATAGGAATACGTGGCATTTAGAAACTCGGCTTTCTTCCCGGTTTAGGAACCGAACTTGGTTGAAAATTTAAACCTGCTGGACTTGGTTTTAATGTATCAGAGTACCCACCAGCCAAAGAAGACGCCGCGCCAATATAACCTTGTATCCTTTGATTACGGGCTGTGACACGGTACATTTTAGCTTGATTACGGTAATTAGTGGCTTCAACTTGGCCTTGGTATTCAGCGTTCATTGCTTCCATTTCAGAAGTATAAATACTTTCTTCCAAAGCATCAAGAGGTGATCCCTCCATTACAACCCCGCTTGCCCCATAAGCAGCACGAGACGCCCCTATAACTTTACGGGCTTCTACTCGTTTCAAACGGGATTGTTCCCTTGATTGTTCAAGGGACATATTCGCGTTCTGCTCTGCTACACGAGCATTATATTTTGAGGCGTTTGCAGCGGCGTTACCTTGTTGTATCGAACCAAGAGCTTTTAACCCAGCCCCAGCAAGAATCATTGTCTCAATACCCATATCAACCCACCTTTGCGTACAACGCGGCGTCTTTGCCGTCAGGTCTGTACGCCTTCATTCTATCACATTCTAATGTAAAACCTAAGAGTTTCATCCAACGGTGGCCTTCTTCAAAATCACAATCTACAGCACCCTCAATGCGGCGCATTTCTTTACTGTAGTAATCTAAAGCGCGTCGGATGATTTTTGTTATCTTTGTCAAATGAAATTTTGCAGACTCGTCAAGTAACGCCCAAGCGTATGCCCTCTTTTCCCATATTTCGATCATACCAAAACACACCAAAGGTTTGTCACCTTGGATCAACGTAAAACAAGTTGCGTTCAATGGGTCTTCAAGTGCTTCCAGATAATCATCGGTTATTGTATCAACCAATGCTAATTGGGCAGCTTGAGGTTTAATCTTCCGATAATGCCATGCTTTAAAATCAACAAGTTCCATGTCATAACTCCGATGTTCTTAGTTTTGGCATGATGGCGATAATCGTTGCTGGGAACGGTTGGTTCCGGCGAATGTAGATATACCCGTCCTCATTGTAACCAGCGTCAATTTGATGCTCTTTGTCACCAGTATATAAAGGTACAGGGTTGCCCATCAAGTCTCCAAAGTCACGGAAAGAAACAGTGTATAAATTGTCAACAGAACTTCCAACTTGCAAACCTTTTGCTTCGTGGTAACGTACTGTTACTTTATGGATATTCTTTTTAAGACCTTGCGCGGTTCCCGCAACTGTACCACCCTCTGAACGAAGATGCTGAAAATCAGAATAATAGTTATAGCCGACGTGTATTTTCTCCCCAGGAAAATCAAGGGTGACTGAACCAGATGTAACAACTTTATCAGGGTGTGCGCTTCCGTCAACAACAAGCGTAACTGTTTCACCTTCGAGGTGATCTAACCCTGTAACTGTTGAAGTTGACACACCATCGTAGGTTAGATAACAATCTAACATTGCGTAGTCTTCTGGGGCAATGGTTGAAGTGTATAGGTCGTCCATAACTTCTACGTATTTCTGAACAGATCCGTTTATCGTACGTTCAGTTATCAACCACACTTCATACTGTTCGCCAGTCGGGGATGGGATTGTAGCAACACTTTTAACTAAGCCGTTGCCACCCATCTCGTGGCGGTGAAAGCCTAAAACTTTTTGTTCAGGCTCATAACTTAAACCAATCATTGTGCCGTCAGCCTTAACCATCCAAATAACGGGTTGAGCTTTCTTCTGATGCGCCCATGCAACAACACCACCGTAAAATAAATGTTCTGCTTTTTTAGAAATATCAATCGCCAAATACCCGTCGTCCTCGTAAGCGTAAGACAACTCCCGGACTTTCTCACCACCATTTTCGATAAACAGGTTGGTTTCGTTTGTACGGATGGCTTGTATCTTTTTACTACCAGAAGTGCTTGATCGTTCAGCAAAAATATTTTTATAAGTAATTGCTTCCCCTAAAGAGTTTGAGCGCAACACCCATTCAGAAGAAGCTGTCCCAACAACTAGCCCCCTGCGATTATCAGCCATCCATTGAATTGCGTCCACGTCGTTTGCGTTTAACGTGAAACTTACCGCGTCAGAATCAGCCAAAGTCCCATCTGTCGCGGAGGGTTGGAAATTCTCATAATCACCTGTCACTGAACCATCAATGCGTTGGGGTTTAGATGTTGATCCCCCAAAATACAGACGGTCTCCAAAGAATGTTACAGACCCCGGCCACCCTGTTGTATCAGACCAAACACCCAATCTCCAATTAACCGATGCTGTTGTCGCCGCGAAGTTATTGACAACAGCCGCAGTGACAACTGTTGGAGATGTATAAACTGTTATACGCGCGTAACCCCATGTTGAGCTATGCTTAATACGAATAACGCGGCCTACGTCTGTACTAGCAAATGTCGCCGTAGATGCTGTTACAGTGACGGAACCTGTTGTAGCACTCAAGGCCATTGTCGTAGCGGTTGTGTTTGTGGGCAAATATGGACCATCTAAGAACGTTATCGTTGATAGCGTCCACGAAGTGTGACCAGTGCGGGACAGTTTACGAGGTTGGTATAAAGGATGCACCAAATAAAGCACATCCGCGCTCTGAACAAACTGAATATCCATCAAATGTGATTCCGCGTAAGGAGATACAATCTCATACGGCACACTTGGTGAAGACTCAATCACACCTTTATTGCGGTAAAAACGAATATAGCTTGCCCCAAACTCAAGTATATACGCTTGGGTTGTTGAAAATTGGAAAGGAATCAGCCGTGTTATTTTTGTGCTATCTTTTACTTCTGAAATGTACTGTGTACCTGGTCGAGCAACAATCGGACCTTGTACAACAGGAACCCAATTAAGAAGATATTTACAACCACTTTTATACTCATCAAACTCGACGCGTCCGTACAACAACGGGGAGATTTCACCGTGGTTAAAGTTATTCTTGATCGGGGTAACGGAAGCCATTTAAAACCTCGCAAGAAGCCAAGGATCAGTAGGAGCATAATAGTTTTTGTTTTCAAACGCGTTTTGCCGACGTGCTTCTCGGATGGATTCACGGTATTCGACAATCAACATTTCTTTTAATTTTTTATCATCAACCAGTGACATAGACAATTCAACAGCCATAGCGGTCGAAAACGAATACACAAACAACGGGTCAAAATCACCCGTTGCTGTTACATCCGACACATAACGAAGATAAATAACATCTTCGTTCGCCAGAATGTATTTCCCCTCAACCACCCAATCAACGCGCTCTTGTTCACGCTTTAACACGCGAATACAGTCAGTCGGTAATAAAAATTGCCGATCCCAATCTGAATCAGGAGCGGTTGTTGAAGCAGCTAAGGTTGTGCGTTTAATAGCAAAGTTCCACGGGTGCTTCCGTAGTTCTGCTTTACGCACAATATCATACACACGGTTGCACGCCTTGGCTTGCGGAGAATCGCTAGTAATTGAAGCAATGGGTTCTACGGCCAATCGTTGCAAGGTGAGATTACAAATCTCTACCTTATCGGCCATAATTAACCTGCCATTTCTTCGCGGAGTTTAATAGCGCATTTTTCTAAAGCAGCAATCAAATCTAATTTTGCAGTTGTGTCTTCGTATAATACACGAACAACACCTGTTAATGTCAACGCTGACCCATCTTGTACAGCGATGTCGTCTTTTGCGTTAGCCGCAGTAGCATCTAAAAATTTCTTAGCCATGATAATCTCCTATAGATAAAAGGGAACCACGGCGCAGAATTACGCCGTGGTTCATCTTTAATTTAGGCCTTGAAGAAGTGCAATTGCACGTCTAAAGTACCAGAAGCAGGCAACGACGCAGTTGCGATAGTGATGAAAATTGTTTCACCACCAGCAGCGGTTGCGTTGTTCGTGGCAGCCGCAACACCAAACAAAGTTGGTGTGTTGGTTGTCGTAAACGTTGCCGCAGCGCGGTATTTACCTGTGGAACCTGCAATACCGATTGCAACAGTTGAAGTACCCAACGAAACGGTTGTGTTCAACAAACCATACGCAAAACGCATATTTTCAGGAACTTGTGCAACAACAATCGTATCCGACGTTGTTTGCGAAGCTAAAGTAATTGTCGCGGCGTACATAACGGTTGTAGCACCTTGATTTTTACCTTCAAGTTTACCGGGAGGGGTTGTACCCAGCGCGGCGGTTTCAGCAGCATATAAAATAGCCATAATCTAGTTCTCCTTATTTAAAATTAAGCGCAACGAATTTCGACTACTTTACCTTCTTGCGTACGGGTCGCCGCAATGGTACCTGCCATATGGACTTGAGTCATGTAGTCCTTATCAGCACGTTCCGTAATGCGGGTTTTCAACCCATTCCACTGACCGAGAACCACGGCGGATTTAACCATCGCAATAACTTGATCTTCCGAAGACGCAGCGGTCAACGATTCATAGTGAACAACGTTGAAGCCCAACAGTTTGTTCACACGGCCTTCAACAAGAGCTTTGACTTCGGCATAAGCAGAGTCAGTCGCTTCCGTTGTTTTCAACAGATCCGACATCTGCTTCGCTTTCACGAAGATATACTTTTCGTCAGAAGGATCGTTTTGGTTACGCATCAAGATTTCGTTTGCTTGACGCATTTTAGCAACGGTCAAACCAACGGAACCAGAAGCAATACGTTGGTTGGTCGTGTCAAAAGCAGTCGTGGTTGAACCGTTCACGCCAGTTTGGGCATTACCCAAAGCAGCATCACGGATAACCGCGTTGATTTTGCGCGCCCAAGCAGCTTGCATTGCCATGACGTACGGGGAAACAGGCGAATCCAACATACGGAGTTCGTCTTCGTTGTCCACTGGCAGAGCCAACACGTAGTCTTTCGGGAAGACCCAGCGTTGTTTGTGTTCGATTTCTTCAAGAACAGTGTCGCTATTACGCGCCGTTTTCTCTCCGAACTCGACTGTCCCAAATTGTTTCACAACTTGAGCTTTGTCCCCACCATAGGAACGGGTATCCACCGCCATTTGCATGACGGGCATCTTTTCTTGAAGCAACAGTTCTACGTTTGACGTAAATGAACTATAAAAATGATCTGGGATTTCAAATGGCATAATGCCCTCCTGTTAGATCGGGTTAAACACGAAAAATACCAAATTAAGGATTGGCAGTTCCCGGCTTGTCCTCGATCAGAGGGGCCATAAGGTTAAGAGGGACTTTTAGATCTTTTCTCTTTTTCTGGCAAATGCAAAGTATTACCAGTCGGATTTAATCCTACCACATACTTCTCATATTGTCCACATAATTTTATTACCTCTTGCGGATTTTCACGCAACGCTTGGGATGCGTGAGAAACCACAAGTTCTAATATCTTTAACCGTGTGTCGGTCATTTCTGAACCTGCATCTTACGAAGGTCATTCACACGGGCAACGGCTGTTGGGTCGCCCTTCATGTACGCCTTGCGGAAGTTCATATCCAACAACAACTCTTGCTCTTTGGCTTTAGCTTGGGAAGGACTCATCGCCCCACCAAACTCACCACCCTGACCCTCAACGAACTGTGCTTCACCAAGACCAGAGCCGATGCTGTGTAAGATCTGCATCGTTTGTTTATATCCAAGCGCATCACTTAACTTACTTACCATATCATCGTTTAAACCAAACTTAGAAGCAGTCCCTTTGACAACTAAATAGTTCTTCTCTTTAGCTGCGCCCCACTCTTTTTCAAGTTCGGTTTTCTGATTATTGAAATTAAGTTCAGCTTCTTTAGCAGCTTGAGCCGCGTAGTCTTGGTTTAACTGGTTCCAGCTTTGAATAACTTCTTTGGCCTGCTTCCCAGTCAGCCCGTTTGCATGAAACGCTTTACGCGCCCAGTCAGCAATCACTGTCGAGCTTTGACCTTCCGGCATTGGGATGTCGTACTTATCTGGTGACTCTGGGCGGCCTAAGCGGTTGTACACACTGTCCCATGCTGCTTGATCATCTGTCGTTGGGAGTTCCAACATATTTTCAGCACGTTTCCCAGTGTACTGCTCTAACGAGCGGTAGCTCTTGGCCAATGCTTCTGGTGTTGCTTTGTGAAATCCTTTATTCTCAACCCATCCTTTTAAATCAGGATCGATAAAACCTTCTACCCAAGATGTGGGTGCTTGTGTCGCGGCTGGTTGGCTTACGCCAGTATCAGTTGTCGCTGCTTGGTCGGTCATTTCGTTTGTGCTCCGTGGGATTGTAAATTTTGACAAGATCATCTGGATCAAGATTTAGATGATGATATATTCTTAACCATACTTCTCGTCTCCCGTCAAGAGTCGCGTCAACTCTTGGGTCAGGATGAAACGTACTTTCATTTGCCCGGCAGAACTTAGCTAGGTCTTGTAGAACACGTTCGCCGTGTACACCACGGAATACTTCTTTGTAATCCCCACTGCGACCCTTCAAGTACGCGCGGACTTTATTGTACATATCACTGACCATTTGATGCCTTCATCATTGACGCCGCAGCGGGTGCAGCTTGTATTGCCATTTGTGCTTCTTGCATCTCTGAACGTGTCTTACGCAGTGCCTCAACCTCATCCAGTGACCGTATCCACGCAGCAGGTGTTGACGTGATCTCTGCAATCGCAGGGATGGCTACATCCTCGTTCAACCAATCTAACGGTGCTGGATCTTGGCGTGCTGTTGCTAACCCCATTGCCATCTCCAACGTCTGCATGAACCCTTGGGCTTCTTCTGCACGTGCAGCGCGTGATAGAGGTGAGTCGTACACAACCGCGTATTCACCTTCCGCCTCGATCAGTTCAGGTGGCATCTTAGGTAGTAACCCAAGTTCAGCCAGTATCCCAATCTCACGGTCGATCATTGGGCCAAGCATTTCAGTCTGTTGGCGACCCATCGTCGGTGCCAATAAGATCGACTTATCCCGTGTGCGTTGCAACACTTCTGTAGCTGTCATGCGGGGGGTCTCAAGTAATATCGAGAACATGTTCACCAAGAACGCGTCTTTGATCGTGTCACGTTCCTTGTCCATCAACTTGTCATTGATCATCAAGTCGCCTGTAGGCAACACATCAACCAGACGTTTGCCGTCAGCACTCATGCCACCCGGAACCATAGACCCAGGTACCAATGAGAACGTGTCCAATACACCGTCGTCTGCCGTCAGGATGATCGGGTCAACAGCGCGGTGGCCTTGTTTCAACATCGCCGTTTTCTGTTCAAACAATACCTTAATGTTCGGTAACACCATCATCGCGGGTGACCGACCGTACGTCTCACCTGGTGCGGTCACGTAACGTGATACCAGGTACGGGAACGTGTCATACCCACCTTCTTCAATCTTCTCCCCAGACTTCTCAAGCACGTAACAGGAATAGAACTTCATCCCTTTATAGTCAAGGCGGGTGTCATCAATATCATCGTTCGGTTTGACGCAATGAATAACGCAGTGTTTCTCATCAGGTCGTGCGTCAATAATTTTCTTCGGTAAGTTCTTAAATTTTTGTTTCATCTGTATCGTTGTCAACTCAAACACACGATACGCTGTATCAATAATCCCTTGATGGTTCTCAACGAAGAACATCTCGGCCAGATGTATTGCACGGTAACGGAAGCCACCTTCACCACCAAGATGCTTGTCCAAGTACACGCAACCCGTGCCGAACAACCCTAATCCCAAATAATTTTCAAAGATCTGCGATGAGAAGTTCGCCGTAGGTAAGTACCGATAATGGAATAATAAGTCGGCCACTTCGTCAAAGTACTTAAGCACTCTATTGTTGCGGTTGAGTGACATGTCTGTACTGCGGACTTTGTGCCACCGCTGCCCTGACGGAGTGATCATACCCATCATTGCTTTTGCAAACGTCTCTGCCGAAGTCTGGGGTAACCCATCCAATGCTTTAGACGTGCGCTTGTCCCCTTGCTGAGGCTTCCCAATAAACGACTGCGCATACCCAGGCCATACCCGTTCAGCGATCTCCTCCCAATGGTTTTCCCATAGAGTGCGATCCGACTTGGCCTTCTTGTATGCTGAGATTACATCATTTCCGTTCATGGTTCATTGTAACCTACGGTGACGTACAATGTCCCTGTTCCGATTGCTGACAGATACGGCTGAGCTTGTTTAAAATCAAAAGCTTCGACACGGTCATAGAACACCGTGAAGTTCCCATCCGCCAGCGCGTTGTCTGTATATGTATCAGACGCAGTAACAGTACTGCCTCCGAACTTGCACACAATGTCAGATGTTGGTGAGTACAACCGCACTTGAAAATAATTCCCCGTACTCTCATCCGTAACAGGCAACAATTGTTTAGATGTTGCCGATCCCGACAATGTTAGCTTGTATTCTTTAACTGGTAAAAACGCCATGATTACTCTCCAAATAGTTTCTTCTTGGCGATGTTCTCCACACCCCCGGTTGACCCGAACAGAATGTTTGCATCCCGTCCCCCTGATAAAATCTTACGCTGGTCTTCCACAGCCTTATTTGCTTTTGCGATTGAATCCGCGTCATTAGACGGTATGCTTGGCATTGCAGCAGGTTTAATCGTCTGCATCCCCAAGAGTCCTTTAAATGTGTTCATAGGTTTCTCCTCACTATAACGCAACTATATTACATTATAATCTACCCCTTTGGCAACTCTTATTCGTCGTCTTTGGTTTATTCTCATGTCCGACCTTGCCACGTTCTGGTAGAACGTCATTGCCAGCGCGTCCGCGTAGTCAGGACTTCCAAGCCCCCGTCGCTTCATCTCATCCTTAGTTTCCAGTGCCAACTGCCCCGTTCCCGTGTAGCCGTACTGCACTCCCGTCAGGTCATCCAGCAGCCGCCTCTCTTGACCAAGGCACCCCGTTCTCAACCAGTCCCGCATCCGCGACCACATCTCCTCGCGCTTCCGTCTGAACTGCGCCTTGTCCGTTGCGTTGCTCCCGAACTGTACTTCAATGACCCTGTACTTGTACGACTTCAATATGTCAACAACTCCACCACCCGACCCCCCACCGTCGATGAATATCGCGTCAGGGTTCCAACGTTGCGCTGCTTCCATGACGTACCCAGCCAACTCCACCGTGTCCGCACGCTTGTACGTCAACCACGGCAGGCTTCGTGCGTCTCTACCTTGACGTAGGCATATAACACTCTCGTCGTCCCCGCTGCGTGCAACGTCCACCCCCATCACCAACGGGGCTGTCCTATCAGGAACCATTTCCCTGCTCATCGCTTCATCCACAAGACCTCTACCGATGAACTGCTTGTCCCCTTGAGACGGGAACTCACCCTTCACCTCTACCCGTGCGACGTCGCTGTCTTCCCCGTACTGCTCAATGATCTTATTGTAAATCGCAACGTCAGTCCCTTCAACAGACCTACTGTCAATCATGCGTGTGTTCCAGAACGTTCGGTTCTTATGGAAGCACTCGAAGAATGCTCCTGTGTTCGTCCGTGGGTTGGAGAACGTCAACCAATACCGATCACAAATTGGTTCCGTGAAAAACCCTTCACTTACTTTCCATATGTTCTCAGGTATCCCACTAGACTCATCCATGATGAGCATGATGCCCGCCATGTTGTGTGCACCGGCGAACGCGTCAGGGTTCTCCTCACTCCACAACTGCGCTTGCGCGTAATAGTACCCTGTGTCTAACTGTAACTGTTCTTTAAGCATCGCCTCAAACCACGGCAAAGGTCTTAACGACAACGCCGTTCTTTCGAACCAATGCTCATTCAAACTCATGGCGTGCCACTTACCAAGCTCCGCCCACGTACGTGACTTCAACTGCTGTTCTGTGTTCGCTGTGACGATGGTTGCTGAACCCAGACGTGTGCTCATCATCCAATACACGACCCATGCAACCAACGCTGACTTTCCAATCCCCCGGCCAGAACTTACCGCAAGTCTGAACACGTCAGGGTTTACCGCACGTTTGTTCTTACGGATATGCTCACCCATCTGTTTCAAGACGTCCACTTGCCACTTACGAGGGCCTTTGAAACGTTCTAATGGTGTTCCTGCTTTACCCCATGGGAACACAGCAAGAACAAACGCTAGAGGATCGTCCGCGAGACGGTGATCCCATAACATCGACATAAGTTCTTGTTCTTGTTTAGGACTGAGGTTCTTCATAGGCGAGTGCTGCTCTGTTGCGTGCTTCTGTTATAATTGATTTTAGATCAACAGTATGCGTGATTTTTAATTCATCACCCCATTGTTCTTTTGCCCGATTCTTTAACCAGAGGGACGCAGCAGGAATTGAACCCTTTAATGCTTGCTCATACACTTTACTTGCAACCTGATAGTTTGCAAACAAGGGTCCTATCTCATAGGCTTCTCTAAGGTGAGGACGTTTAGAAAGGTTGTAGTCGAATTCCTCTTGAGTGTAACCAAGCATCCTACGTGCGTTTTCAAGCGTTATACCTTGTGAAGACATACGCGAGAATAATAACGGTGTTGTTGGTGCATCCCATGAGAACAATTTCCGCAACTGATCCGGTGGGACTTCCTGGACGTCTACTTCTTCTGGGAGATTATCTTCTGTCATAGGTTTAATGTACACGAGGAATATTAAAAAGTAAATAGGTAACGTAGTAATTATGGAAACAATGTTGCATAAAAATTTTTTAAAAAATTAGTGCGTAACCACCACCCCCTCATTGGGTCGCCGCAAAGTTTGGGATGCCCCCTCCCCCTATACCCCCCTATGCGCGTGTATAATGTAAGGCATGTTACATAATGCGCGTTGTGTATCGCATAATATATAGTATGACAAATAAAACATTCAACAAGATCAATCACTTAATTAAAATAATCTATCATAATTTAAATAATCACTGGAAAATCAGGGTTTTGGAAAATGTAATTTAACATTTATACAATTATGCATGATGCAAAAAATGCATAGTATAAGTTTAAACGGTGCTCGCGCCATGTGGTTATTCACGCATCATGTATCAGTGACCATGCAACCTAATACATGATGACCATGCAATTCAATACATGATGAATAAATTATTCAAATATGATAATCATGAAACATTATTACAAAATTAAACTTTATTATGCAAACGTTTAATCATTCCCAATCATTCCCAATCATTCCTTGCTAAAGATAAAGCCCTTGAAATATTATTGCGTTTAGGATTAAATAGAAAACAATCATTCCCAATCATTCCCAATCATTCCGGAGCTTCCGGGAAACATTCATTTTAAAAATCCCATTGATTTTAAACACAAAAAACATCCTTTTAGGAATATATTATGAATCATTCCCAATCCTTCCCGACATTTTTAGCCATTTTTTAACATAATTCACGGGGCTTGCTTTAAGTCGTTGACGTTGTTCAATTATTCCCTATAATACTTATTACATTGATAAATTATGTAAATAATTATTGTAAAATAAACCTCTATAATCAAAAATACCTCCGGAAACATTGGGAAACATTCGTTATAGCAATACCTTTATAATTTTCTTTCTTTCTTTTATCCCTCTATAAAAAGCTATTGACGCCTATCCTTATCTTTTGATAAGCTATTATCAATCGGTGATCAACACCGTTAACTATAAAAAAGGGATATATCATGTTAAACACTGAAAATTTTATCAAAGAAATAAACACAATGCGCCTATACAATAAAGACAAATGGTATTCATGGACCGGTATGGTCAACGGATACGAAGTATCTTTAAAGGCGTTTAATACTTGGGTCCAAGTCATAAACATTGGTATGGTCAAAGAGTCAGGACCAATGGATTGCACAATAAAAGAGTTTAAACAATTCCTAGCTGATATGGTGGCATAAAATGCATTGGATACATATATACAAAACTTATCGAGAGCTTGGTATGAGCCACGAAAACGCACGTTTAAACACACTGGAAAATGCGGCGGATAATGGCGTATCACCAAGCCAAAGGATACGTTTAAGTTATTATATTAACAAACTGAAAGGGATTTAAAATGATACCGAACAAAGCATTAAACGAATTAAACCGGATTAAAGATAAATCCGCCTTTAATATATCAGGCAATTACTCAAAAAAGAAAGTTAACCAATATATGACCCATTATTATTTTAACGATGGGTCAACCTTAAAAATCAAACACACCCTAAGAATTGGTGAAGCACACTATCAATGCCAAAAAATCGTTAAAGATCTAAACATCAATCAAAGAGGAATTTAATCATGAAACGTATTAAAAGAGAAGGTATGTTTAATTTTTATAATATTGATGGAAAAATTGTGGCCATTGCGTCATGCTTATCATCAATGCTGTACCATAAACCAGGATATTATATCGCCACTTTTAACGGTATTGATTATTCCCACCCTATTTTAAAAAAACGGTTTTCATCGCCACAAGCGGCGGCGAGACAAGCGGCAAAACATTGTAATGGCATTAAATAAGAAAGGAATTTAATCATGAAAGCAATTCAAATAAAATACTGTGGACCGACAAACACCAAAGGCGCGCGGTGGAAAGTATGGGCGGAAGGCGTACCCGCCAAGTACTATAATCGCGACTATGAATTTGATGGCAAGGATGATGCGAATTTCTGTGTATCCGCTTATCTCAAACATAATGGATGGGATAATAATTTTGTCATTGGGACATTACCAAATGGCGATTTTGCCGCGGTATTTTATAAATAAAAAGGAATTAAACCATGGGTAAAATGACATATTATAATTTTCACTATAACACAAGTAAGTATGATGAAAATTGGAATCATGTAACAAAGGATTTTGATAATATCGACGATTGCTATTTATTCCAAGCAAGTATGATTGCCGCTGGTTTTATCTGCGACAGTGTTAACCAATTTGAAAGTGTAAAGGTTAAAAAATCATGAAAACACTAGATCAAAACGATATCTATACCCTAGCTCTTGACAATATCAGCCACGGCGAATGGTGGTTGGAATTGATTGAAAGATCATCCGGTAACACCAAAATCCTTATCGGTAAAAACAAAGATATTTTCAACGGGGTAACTCTATCCCATGCAATCCGTTGGATGGACAAAATCGAATGGGTGCCAATGTACAAAAAAGGAATCATGTAATCCCCCCACCATTGCCCTATTGTGACAGGATAGGGCAAGAGCGGCGCGATTATGCACCGATAACAAGAAAGGGAAA